TTAATACAATGATACCAAAACGAAAAGTAAAGTCATTAGAAACGCTTAAAATAAGTAAAGAGGACATTCAGTTAAACAACGGAATACAACAAGGAAAACACGAACCATTTAATTACGAAATAAAATGAAACGACAAACAGCAAAAGCAAACATACAAAGCATGGCGAACTGGTGGCGAGAACCTAAAAAAATAAGTTGTGCTAAAGACAAAGGCGGTTCTTTTAATATGCAACTTTATTTAGATTATTTAACAGTAATTAATAACCTTAAACATAAGACTATAACAATTGAACAACAGAAAAGTATAACTAAACAGCAAGTGAGATGAAACAACCAAACAAAGATGAAATTGAAAAGCTATTAACATTGGTCGGAGTGCTTCCTGTTTTAGCTGACTTCATGGAAGATTTAAACAGCTCCGTGTTTACGCAGTCACTTAAAAACAAATGTAACTTGCTAATCAAAGAAATACGACAAAAAGACGAACTATTAATGCGAGGTACTGACTTAAGTATAATTGAACAACAACATAATATCGGACTTGCATTTAGACAATGGCACAAAAAAAACTTTAAAAACGATTAAGATGAAAAAACAAACAGCAATAGAATTTTTAATAGGCGATTTATTTGGAAAAGGTCTTTTAAAATTAAATGAAGATGCTTTAAAATCAATTGCAATAGCCGATGAAATGTTTGAGCAACAAATTATTGATGCACACGGTTCTAAATTAAAAAATTCAAGAGGCACAACAAATTACGAGTATTGGTATACCGGAGAACAATACTTTAACGAAACATATTAAAACACGAACAAATGAAATACGATTCACACGGTACACGAATGAGATTAAAGAACCAATTAAATTGGAATAAGATAGGCAACTTTGACATGGTAAGAATCCAAAGATATTGCCCTTTAGATTTTGACTTAATTACAGGACAAAATAGAATAACTAACATAAAGATATACCGTCAAGTTGTACACGCTTTATTATTCGCTTCAGGTTATGGATATTCTGAGATAGGTAGGCTTTTAAACCGAGACCATGTTACTATTATGCACTCAGTTAAAACAGTATCTAACATGATTCAGATTCATGACATGGCTTACATTAAAGCTATTTGGGAAATGTCAAAAGATTCAGAGTATTATACTGGGGAATACGAGGAAAAGACGAACAACTTTGTAATTAGTCAAATTATTTTACAAAAAAGGTTTGAAAGTATGAAAGTAAATTAGTATATTTGCGTAAGTTATGGTCTCAAAAATAGGTAACTAAAGGTATTATTTTAACCCTTATAATGAAGTAGCATGAGACCCTACGGATTTATGAGGGTTTTTTATTGAATAAAAAATTATAATTATTATGAAACAAAGTTTTTTTCTTATTGAAGATTTGAATGTTTACATTAATCTTTACTATGTAACTTCTTTTAAATTAGAAGCACCAGTAAAAGGTATTAAAGAAAAGTGTTGTATAGTTGTTGGCTCAAGTACTATTTATTGGTGCGATGCTGAAAATTTTAACATACTTGAAAAATTATTATCATGAGTGAAAGAAAGATGTTTAAATTCTATAAAAGCTACTACGATGTGGCTCAAGAATTATCCGACAAAGACCGACTACTTTTTTACGATGCTATAATTAAAAAGCAATTTAATGGAGTTGAACCTAATTTGAACGGTATGGTTAAGTTTGCTTACATTTCACAAAAGCATAGCATAGATAAACAAGTCAAAGGCTGGGAAGATGCAACAAATTCAACACTTTCAGACCCCTCAATAGACCCCATGCAGGGGTGCGGCATAGACCCCCATACAGACCCCCGTAAGGAAGTAGAAGAGAAAGAAGAAGAAGAAGAACAAGAAGAAGTAAAAGAGAAAGAAGAAGTTAATGTTCACGTATTTTTATCATGGTTTAATAATTCACTTTTAAAATACAAAGGTAAATTAGGAAAAAATCAGATATTAACTCAAACAGATATTAACAACCTTAAAAAACTTAAGAAAGCAAATTTCACAAAAGAAGATTTTGAACACGCTTTTAAAGTAATGGTTAACACCCCTTGGGTTATACAAAATAGTATGTGGAAACCATCGCATTTTTTAGTTACTGATAACTTCCAAAAATACTTAAATACTGAAATTGAAGAAAATAAACCTAAATTCGCATGGCAATGATTGAAGGATATAAAATAGAAACATACGACAGCATAGCGAATGAGCTTGTTAAGTATCGTGATAACTACCATGAAAAAGGTTTGTATTTAGGTTTTCCTAACTTAGACAAACATTATAACATGATGCTGGGAACGTGTACGGATTGGACGGGATTTCCTATGAGTGGAAAAACTCAGGTGTTAATGGAAATGTTGATGAATACGTCTTTATTTTACCATTGGAAGCATTTAGTATATTTTCCTGACGTTGGTAATTCAATCGAAGTCATAGCTGATTTAATCCACAAAAAGACGAAAAAGAGTTTTGACCCTACAAAACCAAATGTTATAACTGATAACGAAATAGCAAGGGCTGGTATGTGGGTTACAAATTACTTTCGTATCTTAACCAAAAAAGATGTGAGGGCAAAGATGACACCATTCCAATTTTGGGACTATGCAGTAGAACTTAAAAAAAGCGAGGGATTACACACCGCTTCGATTGACAGTTGGAAGGATTTAAACCATGACTACAAAGAGTTTGGGGGTTATGCTACATATTTAGAAGCTGTTTTACCTTACAGAAACATGATAGCAGAAGAACATCAACTACATTTGCATACAATTATACACCCGAAACTTACAGAAAAGGAAAACGGAAAACGAAACCCACCAACTCCATACGATTTAAAAGGTGGTTCTGAGTGGTTTAATAGTGGTAAGTGCATGATTACAGTACACCGCCCAGACGTTTTAAATAATTTGTGTGAGATATACGTGAATAAAGTAAAACCGAGAGCGTGTGGTGTGGTTGGTAATACAACTTTACAGTTTGACATTAACACATTAACCTATTATAATTTAGATGAGATGAATCCGAATGTAAAAGTATATGCAGAACCTAAGCACAAAGAAACAGTCATAAACACGAAGCCAACGAGTAAGGCAATAGAAGATTTCAATAACAGTTTACCTTTTTAACGATGGAATTTAAATTTAAAATAGGAGATGTCGTTTATCTTAAAACAGATATTGACCAAAGAGCAAGAATAGTAACAGGTATAATAATAAGAAATAACTATTTAGTATATAAATTATCTTATAATACTGATGAAACAGACCATTATGACATTGAAATGTCTTATGAAAAAGATGTACTAATAACTATACTATGAATGAATTAGATGTATTAATCAGAAAAGCACAGCTATCGACAGTTTTGCACCGTGTTAAATTCGCTTTAGATGACCTTGAGCAAAAAGCACCACATAAACACGAACTAATAAAATCACAAAAAGAAAGCGTAAACGACCTTTTAGATGTACAGGAATTAGTTTATCATTTAGTAGATGAGAATAAAACGTATCGACTTAGAAACATAAGTTTAGAAAAAGCATTAATTTTGAATGAGGTCGAAATGCAAAAGATGAGAGACGAAGTTGAATCAATTAAGCAGTTGTTATGATGCCAAAAGAAAAAGCCGAAGAGTTATTTTATGAATTTATGAAGCCAGTTGATGATTTACATAAATACCCTATGTGTTTTGATACAGCCAAGCAGTGTGCATTGATTGCAGTAAATGAAATTCAAAAAGTTATTTCATTACAAAAAACAACTTTAAGTATTTGCGCATATAGAACAGCAGAAGATTTTAATCATGATATTCGTTACAATGAAATGTTAAGACATGAAGTGATACTTTACTTTGATTTTGTTAAACAAGAAATTGAAAAGCTATGACACCGAAAGAAAAAGCTGAAGAGTTAGTATTAAAATATTTGAGAATCAGAACTGACAAAATGTTTAATGGTTGGTGGCATAAACAAATGGCAAAACAATGTGCTTTAATTGCAGTTGATGAAGCTATTGAATTTGAATTAAGAATAGTTAAAGAAGTAGAATGGTTATCTATAAAAGCTGAAATGGGGTTTAAATGTGAAGGATTATTTTGGGAAGAAGTCAAAAAAGAAATCGAAATGCTATGATGCCACTAAACGAAGTAATGTTTGAGCTACAAAAACACGAACTTAACTGTGATTTAACGCTACATAAAGGTTGTTACATACCAAACATTAAGAACACAGTAGAAAGTCTGTTAGGAGTTCTAAAATCGCAAAAAGGAAATAGAGCTTATTTACCTTACTACTTTACGATTGTAAACATTTTAAATAAATTGAATGATGAGTAAAGATGGAATATTTTATGAAACAAGTTTAAAATATCATTTTGATATTGAGCAAGGTAAATGGGTAAAATCAGAATTTGAACCACTAAAAATAAAAGATGATGAAGTTAATAAAGTAGGTGGTATAATTGAAATTTGGATTGGTGACACTAAAGTTGCAGAAAGATGAAAACTATATACGATAAGAAATGTCGGGAATGTTCAACTGTTTTTGTACCCTATAAAAGAACGGATAAATATTGTTACCTTTGTTCTAAGACAAAACTTGCTTTAAAGAACCTCGAAAAGATTAAAAAGGAAAAAGTAAAGAAACAAAAAGAGGATTTACTAACGCTTCAGGACTATTTGAAACTTGCTCAACAGGTATTTAATAAATATATAAGACTTCGAGATGAGGGATTACCTTGCATAAGTTGTCAAAAACCACCACGTAAAAAAAATGCAGGACACTTCTACTCACAAGGCGGACACTCAAATGTAAGATTTGATGAAATGAATGTACACTTACAATGTGAACACTGCAATAGCTTTTTAAGTGGCAACCTAATTGAGTACGGAAACAACTTGATCAATAGAATTGGTAAAGATGAATTCGAGTTATTACGCAACCGAGCCTATGAAACTCGCAAATGGTCAAAAGACGAATTAAAAAAGTTAATAGCTGAATACAAAGAAAAGATAAAAAATATTTAAAAAAGTATTGTGTATTAAAATTAATGTATTATATTTGTCGAAACAAACAAACAAATAACGATGAAAAAAGGAATGCAACTTAATTATTTTGGTAAAATGTGTAAAGTATTAGACTTTGATAAAACACACGTTTTAGTTCAATTTGAAGATGGTACAAAATTATGTACAGATATTAACGCTTTTAAACAAAACAAATAACGATGAATTTATTAAAATTACAAGCAGAGTTAAAGTGTCCTAAAGGGTCATTTAATTCATTCGGAAAGTACAAGTACAGAAGCGCAGAGCAGATACTTGAATCATTGAAACCATTATTACAAAAACACGAATTAGAATTAGTCTTATCAGATGACATAGTTCAAGTAGGTAGTAAGCTATTTTTAAAAGCTACGGCTGCTTTAAGGAGTGGAACTAAAGTAATTGAAGTAAACGGTTTTGCTGAGTTAGGAGACCACAAAGGAATGTCATCGGAGCAATGTACAGGTACTGCTTCAAGTTATGCACGTAAGTATGCGCTAAATGGTTTATTCTTAATTGATGAAACGGAAAGCGACCCCGATTCAAAAGATAACAGCCAAGTAAAACACGAACCTAAAAAGCAACCTATCAACGATGAACGTTTTGTAAAAGCATTACAAGCAATCAAAGAGGGTAAAGCTAAAAAAGAAGATTTATTGAAATTCGAGTTAACACCCGAGCAAAAAGCAATGTTATGATAGTACGTTGTTCAAGTTTAGGTAAATTAATGACAGAGCCTCGTAGTAAAAGCGAGGTTCTAAGTCAAACCGCAAAGAGTTACATTGAGGATTTATTTAACGAGTTGGAGTTTGGATACCGTAAAGAGTTTAGTTCACGCTACACCGACAAAGGTCTTGAAATGGAAGACGAGGCTATTCAGTTTGCAAGTGAGCAGTTCGATTGGGATTTTGTAGTTAAAAACACGGAGCGTTTTACAAATGATTACATAACAGGAGAGCCTGACATAAACACGGATAACTTATTAGCTGATATAAAATGCAGTTGGTCTTTAGATACATACCCTATGTTTGAAGCTGAAATGAAAAACAAGGATTACTATTGGCAGTTGCAAGGTTATATGTGGCTCACGGGTAAGACCGAAGCTGAATTAGTTTATTGTTTAATGAACACACCGCTACAAATAGTTGAAGACGAAGTAAGACGTGCGCACTGGAAAGCGGGACTAATTGACGAGGACATTGATTTAAGACATGAAGTCCAAACGAAACACAACTACGACAACATTCCAAGTAAACTGCGTGTAAAACGTTACATCGTTGAACGTGACGAAAAGGCGATTGAAAAAATCATTGAGAAAGTAGAAATAGCAAGAGAATATTATAAAATGTTAAAAGCCTTAATTTAAACCATAATTAAGTTTAAAGTGTGAGACCCCTACAAGTAAAATGTCCCTAGCTTTTACTAAAAAATGTAGGGGTTTTTAAAAAGTCAGGTGGCGGAATTGGAAACGCACATACAACAAGAGTTCTGCAGGCTCGACCATAAAGAGAGTTGTATGATTATAAAAATACAGGTTCGAATCCTGTCCTGACTACTAACAATTAAAAAACAAATAAAAATGGAGTACGACAACACAAACGCTGGAGCAATTTTCAAGAATGAAACTGCAACAGGAAACCAACCAACCTACAGAGGAAAAATAAATGTAGACGGTGTAGACAAACAAATAGCAATGTGGGTAAAACAAACAAAAGACGGTAAGCCTTTCTTTTCTGTTAAGATTACAGAGCCATACAAAGCTGATGCACCTATCTCAGCTAATCCTACACAACAAAAAGACGAACACACGGATTTACCTTTCTAACATGAAAGCAATAGATGCAATAATAAACATTGAGGAGATAACACGCAAAGCGATGCAAGTTCACTTTGAGAATACGTGCGAAAGTCCGAGAGCGTTTTGCCAACGTAGTAAGTTACAACAAGGACAGCTCAATAAGTTTTTACGACATGAGGGCGGTTTAAACACGGAAACTTTACAGCGAATAGGTAAGGCACTTAATAACATAAAATGGAAGCACTCTTAACGGGGTGCTTTTTTTATTTAAAAATATTTGTATATTTACAAAAAAATTATATATGACAATTATTTTACTTGTAGCTTTAACGTGGTGGTTTGTTAAATTCGAACCTTTACACTTTGTAATTGATTATACGTTTGAGTTTTTCAGACCGACATTTGTTACAAATTGGATACATCACTCTTTATCATGTTATAAATGTGTAGGGTTTTGGTCGGCTTGGATTATTACGGGCAACTTTTTTTATGCTTGTATCGTTTCTTTAATATCTTACACCTTAGATTTATGCTTACAGAAATTGACATAGAATACATCGAAAGTATCCGTTTGGAAACACAGCACGTTCAAGAGAGTAAAAGTGTCTTAAACAAGCTAAAAACGATAAAAGAACGGATTACAAACGAGAACTTTACAAAATGCTTTTGCTCAGGAGTAGTGAGAAAGCAATATCTAAAAGATTTTTTCAATTGGTATGAAAGCTATCCTCGATAAACTACTCACTGAAAACTACAACGAAGTAAGCAGGTACACGCATTACTTTTTAAGTAGACTAAAATCCAACCTCGACTGCGATACTGTCATAAATAATGCCTACCTTTCATATATTGAACACGACATAAAAGGAAAAACACCAACTTTAGACCATGAGGTCAAGTATTATTTTAGTCATTTAATCAAATGTGAGTTACTTTGGCAATCTAAAAGCAAGTTAGAAATAATAACAAGCGTTGAAAATGACTACATAGCTGAAATAGTAGACGACGAAAACACGAACGCTATAATAATTGAACTAAATATAAACCGTTATAAAGCTATTTTAGACATTTATAGAGATAGCTTAACCGATAAAGTAAAGCGAGTGTACTTCGATACGTTCCTAAGGTTGTCAAAACAGAAAGAAAAAGCCTACACAATACGAGAATTGGCAAGTCATTTCGATATTAGCGTAGGCACAGCACACGGAATGATAACAGAAATCAAAAAGGAACTTCGAGAGCTTGAACAATTGTTGAAAAATTAACATTTTAAATAAAAAAAGATGAGCAAAATTAAAGCCGAATACTACGGAAAAGTAATTTCTAAATACGATAGCATATTAGGCGAAGTCAGAATCGAGATTGATAAGGTAAAACCAAGTCAACACAACTATTTACGTGCAATGGGTTTCGGTCATATCTTTGAAACTACAAAATTTGTAGGTATTGAAGAAGAAAAGCCTAAAAAAACACGAACAAGAAAAGCTAAACTACAACAAGAAGAAGAGGAATGAAATACTTTCTAATTTGCTACGGTAAGAATATGCAGAAAAGAGCATATGAAATAATGACTATGCTAAAAGATAGCGAGACACACTTCGTTATTTATAATTTTCCAGATGACCACAACAGCATATCAATTGACATGATAAGCGAAGACGAATTTCTAACACATTACGCACTATAAAAACACGAATAATGGCAAAGCATAAATACATAGAAACACCAGAGAAACTATACGAACTATTCGAAGAGTATAAGAAGAACTTAAAACCAAGAGAAATACAAAAGGCAACAGCTACAGGAGTTAAGTCTGAGTTCCATAAACCCCCATTGACTTTAGAAGGTTTTGAAGTTTTCGGCTTCAGTAAAGGAGTAACACTTGACCATTATTTCAGAAATACAAACGGGGCTTATGAGGAATATTGCGCTATCTGCTTACGTATAAAGAAAGAAATCCGTCAAGACCAAATTGAGGGCGGTATGGTAGGACAGTTTAATCCAAGCATTACACAACGACTAAACGGACTGACTGAAAAAACAGATGTAACAACTAATGGTAAGGACATAAGCAAAATCGAAATTCAGATAGTAACGAATGAAAATCAAATCGACTAAGATATTTCAAAAGAACTGGGAAGCCTTAAACAGCGAGAATCGGTTTGTAGTTAATCAAGGGGGGAGTAGGTCATCAAAAACTTATTCCCTTTGTCAGTTAATTATAGTATGGTGTTTGCAGAATCCGAATAAGGTAGTGTCAATCGTTAGAAAGACGTTCCCAGCTTTACGTGCTACCGTGATGCGTGACTTTTTCGAAATCATGAAAGACTTAGAAATATACGACAAGTCAAGTCATAACATGAGCGAGAACATTTATAAGTTTCCTAACGGTTCGATAGTTGAGTTCTTCAGTGTTGATGACGAGCAAAAGATTAGAGGGCGTAAACGTGACTTAGGTTGGTGCAATGAAGCTAACGAGTTATGGTTTGAAGATTTCCAACAGTTAAATATGAGAACGGAGTCTAAAATGATATTCGACTACAACCCCTCAGATAGTGCTTCCTGGTTATACGAACTGCCAAAAGACGAAACAACCATAATAAAATCCACGTACAAAGATAACCCGTTTTTACCTGAATCGATTAAACGACAGATAGAGGACTTAAAAAGAACAGATGAGGCATTATACCAAATCTACGCTTTAGGGGAACGAGCGATAAGCAAACAGAATATTTACAGTAATTGGACATTTATAGACGAAAGACCTTTGCGCTTTCAATCGTTTGTTATGGGGCTTGACTTTGGTTACAACCACCCGACTGCTTTAGTGAAAGTATGGCACAATGAAAAAGACTTATACATCGAACCAATTATCTACGAAAGTTACTTGACTACTTCGTTACTGATTCAGAAAATGCAGGACTTAGGCATAGACCAAAACACGGATATACTTGCCGATTACTCACGTCCCGAAATAATAGCCGAATTACAAGTGGCAGGATACAACGTAAACAACGCAAACAAGGAAGTTAAAAAAGGGATTGACGACGTTAAGACATTCGGAATCTATTGTAAGAACGACCCGAACATGAAACGAGAATACGATAACTACAAATGGAAAAAGGTAGGCGACAATATAATCGACGAGCCTGTTAAGATGTTTGACGATGCGATGGACGCTATTAGGTATGCGACACGCTTTGTTAAAGAGCAATACTACACTGATAATTCGTATTTTAGTTTCTAATGAACTAAACAAAATTTGAACACATTATAAGTATGGATAATACATTTAAAAACTGGGTGCAAGAAATTGCAAACGTGTTAGGAGAAACGACTACAAATGGCGATTGGTGGCAAACGATAGCGGGTCACTTTGGCATTGTAGCTGAAAACGGAAACTACCAACAAGCGTTATGTACTTACTTCGATGCTAATATAGACTTAGGTGAAAGTTTTATTCAGGCTTTAGCTGAGGACTTCGGGGCTACGGGAACTGTAAACGGTTCTTGGATTGAGGCTTTAGCGTCTGAGATTGGCGCAACGATGACATTGATTAACACTTTTAAAACACGAATAGCAACAGATAGCGGAACGGTAGAAGCTGAAAATTGCTTATTACAAACATTAAATAATTTAGAAATATGAGTTTATTAGATACAGCGAGTTTAGTTGTAACACCAAACGGAACGAAAGCGAGTAAGTTGTATTCGGTAGTTCCAAGTTCGGGAGCGGGGGACTTAGACGTAACAAGAGCAACCACAGCGACACGAGTTAATTCAAGCGGATTGATTGAAAGCGTAGCGAGTAACGTACCACGTTTAGACTACACAAACGGAAGTTGTCCGAGTATATTAGTTGAGCCACAACGAACGAATATAAGTAGATTTGTTGAAAGTGGAACGGGTGGATTTAATGAAGCAACTGTTACAGCAGGAACAAGCATTTTAGGTTTAACAACTTTTAAAGTAACAACAAACAATATTTTATTTGGTGACAATCCATCAATTGAATTAAATACTCAATACCAAGCCAACACAACTTATACGCTTTCTTTTTATACTGACTTTAGTAAATGTAATGACACAGCAATTACTTGTAGTTTTTTAGCTTTTTTTCCAACGCTTGGATATGCAGGAATAAGAGTAGATAAAACTACTAAAGCTATAACAACTTTCAATGTAGGTGGTATTTGGACTTTAAATAGTTACGAAGCAAAACAAATAAGCGGGGAAATTTACAGAATAATTGTAACAGCTACTCCGATTTTAACTGGGGCAGGTGCTTCAAGAAATTACATTAACGCTGAAAATAATACTAAATACGCTGAGTTTGCGGGTATTCAATTAGAAGCGGGAAGCTATGCTACAAGTTTTATAAACAAAGCGAGTTCTTCAAGTGTAACACGAAACGCTGATGTGATTAACAAGACGGGTATTAGTTCATTGATAGGATTGACTGAGGGGACTATGTTTTTTGATTTTAATAAAACAAATGATGTTGATTCTTCGGGTGCTTTATTAATGATATTATACGCAAATGCGACACCGTCAACGAATCGTATTCAATTTGTAATTTCTAATAACTTTCTTGAGTTATATGCAACCGATGGAACTAATGCAGTTTATAGTGGAGGTATAACAACTCTTGCAGATGGCAGACATAAAATAGCAGTCAACTACGGGTCGAATGGTTTTAAAGTATACTTAAATGGAACTTCCGTATTTACCAATTCTGCTACTTGGGTGCCTACTATGGATTCAATACGATTTGGTTCTTATGTTACAGATGTAGCTTTCTTTTCTGATTCAATCAATCAGAGTTCACTTTGGAAAACACAATTAACTAACACACAACTTGCACAACTTACTACGATATAAAATGAAGAGTATTGGCATATATAAAATCACAAACCCAAAAGGTCGCATTTATGTAGGTCAATCTATTGATATTGAAAAAAGATTTAGAGGTTATAAAAAGTTATCAAATTGTAAAAAACAAACTAAATTATATAATTCATTTATAAAATACGGTACTATAAACCATACTTTTGAAATAATAGAATTATGCTCTTTGGATATGTTAAATGAAAAAGAAAGATATTGGCAAGAATTTTATAATTGTTTAAATGGATTAAATTGTAATTATGTTTCAACATTAAATAAAAAACAATTACTATCTAATGAAGTTTTAATTAAAATGAGTATTGCAAAGTCAGGTAAAAAACAAAGCGAAAACCATATTGTTAATAGAGTGAAATCTAAACAAGGTTATAAACATTCTAATGAAACTAAAAATAAAATATCAATAAAAAGAAATAAGCTATTAATAGATTTACAAACGGGTATTTTTTATGATAATGCAAGAGAAGCAAGTATTGCATTAAATATTAAAAAAACTACTTTAGAAGCTATGATAGGAGCAAGAAAATATAAAAACAAAACATCTATAACTTACGCATGATATGAAAATTATAAAACTAATATACACCGACCACGATAGCGCAATTACTGATTTATTAGCTAAAGGCGTTTTGATTAACACAACTGATAAAGAGGGTAACGAGATAAACACGTATGCACAAAGTACTCACGCAGTAGTTTACATAGGTAAAATAGTAGACACTCCTGCAATAGTTGAGGATATGAAAGTAATCAAAGAAGCTACGTACTTGAAAGGCTACCACGTTGACGTTATGACTGACTTAGAGATTGAGTTCGATAACGCAATAACACCAAACAATCCGAAACACTTATTCGCATGAATACGATAGCAGTTCCATACAGTTTTAGTCCTGCATTTAATCAATTGCGTTTTATATACGATTCGACTAACAAAAACAAAGACGGATTTAAGTATATATTCACGCTTTACAATGCAACGACAAGCGCAAAGATAGGAGAATTTAAAGTGTTGCCAGACTATCCAAATGGATACGGTAACATCGACCTGTCACGCATTTTACAATCTTACGTTACAAACGATTTCAATCCTTTGTTTCCTAACTTCGGGACTGCTTTAAACACGAACTTTAAATACTTTCTAAAGGTAGGCGAAGAGTATGTCGAGAGCTACGCTTACACGAGTAGTTTAACGTCTGACAGTGGTAACGTAAAGATTACATTTACAAATCCGTTTGTTATAGGCGACCAAGTTTACATTGACCAAGCAGACGGGGGTGTGGCTAATCCAAACTTGCAAGGATATTTTACTGTAATAGGTCAAGGCTCAGGCTATATCATTGTTAATTCAGCTTATTCAGACGTAACGAGTACGTCAATTGATGGAACGGTAAGATACGCAAACAACCAAAAGACGGTTGACACTGACATTATCACACTCGATGACATGGTAGTGTTTAATGGTGCGCAAAGTTTCGCAGACTTTACAACGTATTCAAGTTACAACTATTTGAGCAATCAATTTAATTTGGAGTTTTACGACAGGGTAATCGCAGACGGTGGCACATTTGAAGCGTTGCAATGTTTGGATTCAGTTCTCACAAGTACGGTTAAGTTCTTAACAAACCAACCTTTAGACGGTTTCTGTATTACACCAACGCAGGACTTGTATTTATCTTTAGCAAATAACTACATTACAAACGGTTCTATTCTATTTGTGAATAGCAACGGAGACGAATTGGTTTACAACCTAACAAATGACGATGTTACAAGCATGGTTAACGTGGGTGCTTCAGCAAATCCAAGTACAGTAATTTCAGGGACGGCGGGGCTAATCAAAGACGATACAGAATGGTATACATTCCAATTTGTCAACAACGACTTAGTAACTGAGTACAGCGAGGTTTATAATGTTTGTATTGATAGACGTTGTAAGATTGAAGATTACGAAATTTTGTTCTTAGACCGCATGGGGTCGTTTAGTTCATTTGCTTTTCAGTTGAGAGCGTACGATAAAGGTAACGTCACACGTGACAGTTATAACCGTGACATTCAAGGAGCAGTTACAGACGGGAAGTGGGGTTATGAAACAAGCGATTTCGGAATGACCTATTTAAACACGAAAGTTGAAAAGACAATCGAACTCAATACTAACTACATGAGCGAGGCAATGGCTATCTATTTTGAGGAACTAATTACAAGCCCTCAGACGTACTTAAAAGTGAACGGTCAATACTTTGCTTGTTTAGTACAAGATAATTCATTTGAAGTGTTTAAACAAAAGAATAAGAACCTTATTAAGCAAAAGCTAACTGTTAAATTAGCAAATCAAAACGCAATCAATGGTTAAGATACAAATAGAAAACGGATACCTAAATGTAAAGGACACGTCAAACTTTCCAATTACGTTTAAGGTTTCCGATATTCGAGATGTAAGTACGCGAAAAGGTACGTTCTCAAAGACAATTACTTTAGTAGGGGACGACAACAACAATCAATTGTTAGGTCATTTATACGACATCAACATTCAGACGGGTACGTTTAACATAAATGCCTTAACACGTTGCACGGTATTACAAGATGAAATTCCAATAGTCGAAGATGCTTACTTACAATTGATAGCGGTAAACAAACTACAATCGACAAGCAACTTTGAACAAGACGTAGAATATAGCGTAATCGTAAAAGATTCGCAAAGTGATTTCTTTACAAAGTTAGGAAGTGCTGAATTGACTGACTTAGACTTTAGCGACTTTAACCACTTGCTAACAGCCGATGAGGTTATTAATACCTTTTCAAACACGGATAAATACAAATACATTTTACCGTATGCACCGTTAAACACTTACCCATTAAAGGAGTTTAAACCTGCTATCTTTGCGAAAGAATACTTCGATAGAATTTTCGCACGTGCTGGGTTTAGTTATTCATGGGCTACAATAGCAAACGAACGCTTTGAAAGGTTGTTAATTCCTTTTAATGGAGACGTTAATAAGACGGATTTTAGTCCTTACAATGTAATATTCAATAAAGCATTTACAGCAAGTGGTACGCATTCAAGTTTCAACGCGTCTACGGGATTGTCAGAGCCTTTAACTGGGGTAACTGAAACACAAGACAACTATAACTTATTCGACCCAACAACGGGAACTTATAACAGTCCTTTCAATTTAGGGAGTGGCGAAAGTATCGAGGTGTCTATTCCGATAACTTACAATATAAAACTAACCAATTCAAGCGGGGGTATTTTAAACATAGTTACTCAAGCGGGGCAAAGTGGTCAAGCTATTTACCAAACACGCTTAAAAGTATTTAAAAACGGTGTGTTGCAACAAAATATTGTTTTAGATACTTACACATATTCGGGTACACTTGCAACAGGCACAACTACAATACACACAGCGTCAATCTTAACTACTGTCAATTTAAGCAACTTAGTAACTACGGACGATATTACATTCAAATTGGATTTAGGTTGTGGTGTTACGGGATTGTTTGAGCGTTCGGGTACTTCTTACAACGTTGCTATTGGTTGGAATGTTACAGGATTCGAAGCTACATTAACACCAAGTTCTAATATCACAGGCTACAACTCAACAGTTGACGTCAATTTTTACGTACCTAAAAAGATAAAACAATCGGATTTCATTAAGTCTATTTTCAATATGTACAATTTGTACGTTGACATCGACCCGACAAACCCGAATAACTTAATATTAATCACACGCGACAACTACTACGATAGCGGAGCGGTTAAGGATTGGACTAAGAAACTCGCAAAAGACCGTGAGCAATCAATTACATTCTTGCCTGAGTTAACAAAAAAGAAACTAACACTTTCATATAAGCAGGATTCTGACGATATTAACAAAACTTACTTTCAGCAGATTAACGAAGTCTACGGTCAAGTATCATTTACTTTTGACAACGAATATATCAAAGACGAAGAGCGCAAAGAATTAACATTTAGTCCGACACCAATTTTAAAAACTACATTTGGTGCTTACGTTCCTGCTTTGAGCGGTGCAAGTCCGAACACAAACATACGTATTTTGTACGATGGAGAGTTGACTACTTCGACTGCTAATTATATCATTGAGAATTACGTAGGTAGTACGGTTGAAGATAACCAATATTCATACGCTACACATTTTGACAATCCGTTAACACCTACATTTGACATCAACTATGCTACGTGTGACTATTATTTTTACAATCCGTTAAGCATTACAGCGAACAACCTTTATAATATTTACTGGAGACGTACTGTAAACCAAATCAACAAGGGTAAAATGTTAACCGCTTATTTTGATTTAAGAGCGAACGACATAGCTAACTTGAAGTTGAATGATAAAATACGTATCAATAACAGTTGGTGGTCAATTAATTCAATCAATGACTACAACGCAAACACGAACCAATTAACGAAAGTTGAACTTTTAACAATTGACGACGAAGTAGACTTACCACCATTCAAGACAAAACCTAAACAACCATGGACGGGAACTACTCAAGTAATAGGCGATGTGATTGACAAGTTCTTTAACAACAACAACGTGGTAAGCGGTGGCGGTTCTGTAACAGGCGAAATAGGACAAACAGCAAACGATGGCGAAAGTGTCGTAAAATCAATTACAGCGAATGTCATTAACGGTGTGCCACAACTTAACAAAGAGGTGTACATGGCTAAGCTAACACAAAGCGGAACTAATGCGCCTGAGGTTGTGGAGTTGATTAATACTTTTGGGTTTAATATCACACCAAGTTACATTGATAAAGGACATTATGCGCTTTCAGGTTTTAGCCTTGAGGATTACGGGATAACTGATTCGTTTGAGAATGTAGTTTATAGCATTGAAAACACGAACGGAATTTTAGACAAAGACTTTGTAGAGTATTACTGTGAGGGAGACAACCTATTTATTAACACTTACAAAAGTAGCTCGTCTGAAAACGATGTTTTACCAAGTGATTTTACGCGTAGCTTTATAATTACAGTTACGTTGTACATTTAATTTTTACTATACATTATAAGTATGGCACAACAAGCAATAGAAATTCCAATTAAGTTAGGCGGGTTACAGCAACTGAAAAAGGAAATACGAGAAATAAAAGGGGAGTTAGCAAACGCTACCGACCCCGAACAAATGCAACAACTTGCACAAAGAGCAGGGGAATTAAATGATAGACTAAAAGACGCAAACGAGCAAGTAGCAGTATTCTCAAGCGGTTCAAAGTTTGAAAGTACAAGCAATGCTTTGGGATTAATGGGGTCACAAATTAGAGACTTAGATTTCGAGGGAGCGTCTCAATCGGCTAAACTATTTGCGGGTTCGTTAAAGTCTATTAGTCCTGCTGAAATAGGCACACAGTTGAAAGGTTTAATTTCTATTGTTGGAACGATGGCAAAGGCTTTTGTTTCGTTTGGTGCTACACTTTTAACAAATCCAATCTTTTTAATAGGTGCTATCATTGCGGGTGTAGTTGCAATCATTGTGGCCTTGATGTCTAAACTTGGACTACTTAAACCAGTGTTAAAAGCGATAGGTGATTTCTTTGGAGCTATTGGCGATGCTATCATGGTAGTCATTCAAAATATAAAAGACTTTTTAGATTGGTTAGGCTTAACTTCATTTGCTGAAGAGGAAGCCGCAGAAAAGTCAATGCAAGCGCAAGAGAAAAAAGCAGATGCTTATAAGTCAGCTTCAGATAAAAGAATCGGAGCAATTGACCAAGAAATTAGAATGGCTCAACTTGAGGGTAAAAGTACTTACAAGTTAGAACTTGAAAAACAACGGTTAATTAAAGCGACTGCTTACGCTTATGCTAAGGCTTACCAAATGCGAATACAAAACATGGTTGCTTCAGGTGACTATGACGCTAAAGAACTCGCAGACTTAAAAGCAAAACTAAAAGAGCAACGTACTTTAATGACTACTGCTGGAAACGAAATCACTTACATTAAGAAAAAGAAAGTAGTTCAAGACCAAGCAACGGAAGACGAAGCACACAAGAAAAGTATTGAAGCTGGTAAGTCAGCAAATGAAAAGAAAATAAAAGCACAACAAGACTACGCTAAAAACAGATCTGAAGTTGCAAGGCTAATTGAAGACGCAAACATCGCTATAATGGCAGATGGCGAAGCAAAAGAAATAGCAACTATAAATTTAAAGTACAAACGTGCAATTGAGGAAACTCAAAAAAACGAAAAGTATTTAGCAAGTGAAAAAGCTATAATCATTAAACAACTTGAGACACAACAACAAGCTGAAACTGATAAAATAGAAGCCGACAAAAAGGCGAAAGAAGACGCACGTATTCAAGAAGCTAAAATAAAAGAACAAGAAACATACAACGAGTTTTTAGCACGTTACGAAGCACAACAAACAGCAATTGCAGACGCTCAACTTTCTGCTGAAGACAAAGAAATAAATGCAGTACGTGACAAATACTTTACGTTATTAGAAGAAGCTAAAAAATACGGGGAAGATACAAAAGCAATTGAAGAACAAATCGCAAAAGAAACTGCTGACATTCAAAAGAAATACGGACAAAAAGAAATAGATGATGCCAAAGCAATACGTGACGCAAAGATTCAACTTGCAAGTGATGTAAATGAGGGTATTAATCAACTTGGTAAAATATTCATTAACGACCAAAAGAAACTCGAAAAATTTCAAAAGGCTACTGCTTTAGTTCAAATTGGAATTGACACAGCGAAAGCAATTAGTTCATTGATGTACGCTTCGCAAAGTAATGCGTTAAATGGAGTTACTGGAGGTGTAGCGGGAATTGCTCAATACGCTACTGGTATGATTCAAATTTTAACAAGTGTGGCTAAAGCAAAATCTATTTTAAGCGGGGCAGGTTCTGCTTCGGCTTCGGGAGGTGGCGGTACTTCAGCAAGTGCCTCAAGTGCTTCGGTAGCTACTCCGTCTATTAATATGTTTGGACAAGGAAACAACGCTAATAATTTAACAGGTCAATCAATGCAATCAAATCAAACGGTAACAGTTCAGGCGGTTGTGAGTGAGACTGAAATAACAGCGACACAAAATAAAATGAAAATAATCGATTTAGGTTCTACACTATGACAAGCTACATAAAACTATTAAATGCGATTGACGTGTTTTGTCAACAACATTTACAGATTAAGAAAAACGCGGGGGAGTTCAGAGAACAGATGCCAAACTTTAGCACCTTAAATGAAAAGTATCCTTTGCTTTTTTACGTTCCTATTAGTCAAACGATGGGCGAAAATACTAATATCTTTGCTATGGATATTTACTGTGTGGATATTATACAAAAAGACCGTGCTAATATCAACACTATTTTAAGTGATACGAACTTAATTTTAAATGACTTATATTTGTACTTTAGTCAGGGGTCAGATTTAAGCATAGACGCTCAAGCACCTACGTTAATACCAGTCAATAACTTTGATTTAGATTACGTAGCAGGGTGGCAAATGAGTATAACGTTTGAAGTTGACCAATACTGTGTTGAGGATATACCATTTGAGATAGGAGATTAAACATGGCAAATTTTAAAGTTCAATACGCTACACGTAATAAGTTAGCGAGAGCATTACAGCAAGAGATTTTATCGCTTGGATTGTATGCTGATGGTGCGTTGTATGATTCGATTAGAATTTCAGCAATGACTGGGGACGAATTAAACACGATTAACATGACGATAAACGCTATGTTTTACTATTTGTTTTTAGATGAGGGAACTCAAAGAGATGGCGAACAAATGATACCGCCTTATTCAATAACTGATAGTTGGTTAAGACGTAGCGATGTACAGGCTATTCTTGCTGAAGTAACTCAGGAATATATCGCATGGCAGTTTAAGAAATACCCTCTTTTGGAAATGGCTCGAATACTTAACAACCCTAAAGTTAGTATTCAATTCAATTGGATAGATAGTCCTTACCCGAATTTACCTAAAGCACCACAAACACCGTTCTTTTAAATTCCGTAAGTTTGCTTCATTGAAAGCATATTAAACACTAAGATGATAGGTAGGTCAGTAAGTTGGTCTACCTTTGTCAAATCCCCACCGCTCAAATCAAATATTAAACGCTCCCAGCTAAACTTAGATAGTTTCTTTTCCTCTTCTTCGGCTTTTATATCTTCAGCATCTAAGTCATTATCTTCTAATTCGTCACTTTCAACAACAGGATTAAATAGATTTTCGTACACTTTTAAGAAGTTATCCCTAAACTCAACAAAGAAAACAACACCACCAAAGCAATCGTTGATTAAAACGTCTTTAAATTCGTGTTTGCGTTGTTCTAAGTCAAACTGTAAAGGCTCAAAAACACGGTTGCCCCATTCGTCTTGCTTAAAAACTCGGAATAAAATGCTTAAAATCTTGTCAAAGTTTTGCGCTTCGTTTTCAAATAGATGGTTTAAGTCGATAAACTCCCCGAGAGTGTACCATTCTTTAAAGTGAAATCCGTTAATTTCTTGTTTAAAGTTCTTTGCAGGTGCTGACTTTACCCAAGCATACTCCTTTGTTAACTTACTAAACTCGGATAGGTCTAAATTTTGTAACTCTTCGATGTCGGTATCGGTTAAGATTGACAGCCTTTCAAGTTCCAAATCAAACGGAGAATCAAAAGGGATTGTTTCCAACCCCCTCAACTCCATAAATGTTTCGACTGTTACGTTATGCCACGCTTTCATCTTCAGCTTTTTCTATTTCATTTGTCATCTTTTTAGCAACGTGCCAAATGATAGGTAAAGCAAACGATGCCTTTTGGTCAGCGAACAAAGTAGTTTTGTGTTTGATGTGTGCAGGTTCGTAGTGTTCTTTTTCTGTTAAGTCGGTACGCTTATACAACACCGCAACCATTTCAGCAATATAAGAGTTTGGATTCTTAGCGATTAATTTTTCAATTGCTTTTAAATCTTTTACAGAAACCTTAAACTCTTCTTTGTATGCTTCGTAAGTGTAGCCGTCAATCTCGATAGTGCGCTGAATTTCTAAGTCCTTGCTTTCGCTATCGTTAAAAATACGAACAACCTCTTTGAACTCGTCAAATTCTAAGTCGTTAATGTCGCTTTCGTCCGCACCTAAGTACGTAAAGATTTGATACCATTTTTCAATAGGTTCGTTTTCACTTCTTAAAATTTCATTCACTTTTGAAAATTGCTTAACGCTCAACTCAGTTGACTTGTTAGGGATTTCATTTTTTCCAATTGTTACCATATACTAATTTTTTAACAAATATACAAATTTTGAACAAATAATTTTATATCTACATAATAAGTATGGATAAATTGCCTACTTACAAAATTACTATTGACCCTGAATATAGCGAGGGCGAGGACTTAGGAATCGAAATGATTGCTTTCACGTCACGTCCTGCGGTTAAAGTTAAAGGAGTAGCGTTTAATTCACACGAACAAATGTACTTTGCTGACACGCTTAAAATGCGCATCGTTGCGCCTGCTATGATTCCTATGGAAATTTATAGAAATGACGAGGGCGAAGAGTACTATGTTTCATTCACAGCTGAAGAGATTGAAAAGATACACGCTAAGTTCATGGAGAATTTATCTAACAAAGATATTTTTAACATTGAGCATAATGCAGAAAACAAAGTTCCTGCATATGTATTAGAAGCGTGGATAGTTCAAGACCCTAAAAACGACAAAGCGAAAGCGTACGGTATTGACGTACCAAAAGGAACGCTTATGTTAACCGCTCAAGTAACAGACGAAGATTACTACAACGAACTTGTAAAGAGTAACCAAGTGGGTTTTTCAATTGAGGGTTTCTTAGGTATGAAATTGAACGAACAAAAGACGGAATTAAATAATCAATATAGTATGAAGTTACCAGATGGAGAGCACTTAATCGAAGGTAAAATCTACGTCGTAGAAGGCGGGGAAGTTATCGAGGTATTAGATGCACCAACCGAAGAGGTTGTAATGGAAACTGAAGTAGTCGAAGAAGAAGTAACAGAAGATGTAGAAATGGCAACGGAAGAAGTTGTTGAGGAAGAAGTCGCAACTGAAGAAGTTGAAATGGCAGTCGACCCAACAGCAGACGCTGAAGCTATCATTGCTATCGTTACACCTTTGTTAGATGAAAAAGTTAACGAATTGTTGCAAGTAATTGCAGAATTAAAAAATTCTTTGGAAGTAGAAGTTGAGCCTATCGAAGAGGAATTAAAAGAAACTAAATTATCAGCTCACGAAAAATTTAACGCGTTTAGAGACGCATTTTCTAAAAAATAACAAAATGGAAAGAAATTTAAAATTTGACTTGGACATCGAAACAAACGCATTATTGTGTCCAAACCCGAACGAGTTTTACGGTCGTTCTTACTTAGCTGAAGATACAGTAGACAACTACCGTACTTTGCCAGGAATTAAAAGTGCTACTAAATTAGCTAACGTTACTTTTGGTAACATCTTACAAGCATCAACTTGTAACTTTACAGCACCTACTGATTCATTAGACGCAGTAGACATCGACGTATGTGCATTGTCAGCTATGGCTCAACTTTGTCAATTCGACTTAGAGCAGTCTTTCTTAGCTTTGCAAATGGCTCAAGGTTCAAACGGAGATTTTTCAGTAGCTTCTTTCATGAACTTCTACTGGGGAGAAATGGCGAAACAAATCGGCGAAGACGTTGAGTTGTTACGTTGGCAAGGAGACACAGCAAGCGAAGACGATACTTTAGCTTTGTGTGATGGTTACATCAAAAAAATGAAAGCAGATACAGCAATCATTGACGTAGCAAAAGCTACTATTACTTCTTCAAATGTTATTGCTGAAATCGTAAAAGTAATCAACGCATTACCATCTACAGTTTCTCGTAAAAAAGCTGACTTACGTTTGTACGTTGCTTCGAATGTTGCTAACGCTTTGGAATTGGCTACTGCTTCAGGTAACACTCAAACATATATCACTACTCCATTAGCTTTGACTTTCTTAGGTATCAAAGTTGTTGTAGCTGAGGGTATGCCAAACAACCACATGGTTGCTACTGTTAAGAATAACATGATTTACGCTTTCGATGGCGAAGGAGACGGAAAAGCAATCAAAGCTGTTAACTTAGCTGATACAGTTGCAGAGCCTTACTTACGTTCACGTGCAAACTTGAAAGTTGGTTTCTCTTACGTTAACCCAACTGAGATTGTTCTTTACTCATAAGAATAAATATTAACTTAAGAAAGGGAGGGCGGTTAATTCTTCCCTCCTTTTTTTATAAATTTTAAAAATATGTCTTGTACAACACTTACAGCAATCACAAAAGGTTGTGATAATAACATCGGGGGAATCACTGCTATCTATATTAATGATATGGACAACATCACTTCGACTACAATCGATTCAGCTTCGTACATGGTAGACGCTCAAGTAGTGTCGTCTGACTATGAAGCGTTTGAATTTAGACGTAACACAGGTAACTTTACAGAGGAAACTGCGGTAGACTTTGCTAACGGTTCTTCTTTTGTTACAGCTACAATTACTTTGATGTTCCACAGACGTGAGGCTTCAAAATCTAAGGCTATTAAAATCCTTTCAGAGGGACAAAGAGACTTAGCTATCATCGTTAAAGATGCTAACGGTAAATATTGGTACTTCCCATTTGCTCAACTTTCAGCAACTGCTGAGGGTTCAGGAACAGCAAAAGCAGACGGTTCTAAATATTCTGTTACATTCATCGCAGAAAACGAGAACTTAGCTTACGAAGTTGACCCTACAATCATTGCAGGATTACTTGCATAAAATACCTTGTAAATAAAGAGAGGGGAGTTAATAGCTTCCCTTTTTTTGTGAACTTTTTTTTAAGATTAACATTATAGGTATGATATACATTGAAAAAGATATACTTAACACAATTGTTTTGACGCTTACAGAAAGCTCAACGCTATCTAATCCTTATTATGTATTCGAGTTTGAAAACGATTTTAACACGGCAACAGAACCTATATACTTCTATGCGCCTGACTTGTCGACTTCAAAACCGCGATACAATAAATTCGAATTAGCTGAAGGAGTTGATGTAACCTTTGTAATAGGTCAATACAGTTATAAGGTATATGAAAGTGCAACAGTTCCAAATCTTATTTTACCAAACCCAGTTGAGGGATTGCATGAAATTGAAGAGGGTAGAATGGTTGTCGATGGTGTCTTAACTAACTCAATTTACGAATGAAATTTTTAGGTTTTAACATTGGAAAAAGCGAAAGCGTGAGCGTTGAAAGTAACAACTATCAATCGTTTTCAAGTCCATTTATGAAAGTAGGCGAGGGCAATTTGTCACTACCTTACGTTAATGCACGTCAACAGGTTAGCGGATATATCCGTTTTGGAGTAGACAACCTTTACCCACAATTAATTAACCAACTTTACTACACTTCTCCGTTACATGGTGCGATAGTTGACTTTAAAACCAACGCTACAATTGGCGGGGGTTATGAAATTAAGACGGATTCAAGCGTTACAGCAGTTGAAAAGATGGAAGTTTACGCTTTTGAAAAGAAAGTAGACTTAGAATCATTACTCGATAAGATAACAAAAGACGACATTTTACATAACCGTGTTTATTTTAGACTTGTATTTAACTCAAATAATGATTTAATTCGTGTTAAGCACATAGGAGCGGAGAAAGTTAGAACGTCAAAAGACAAATTAACATACTTTATTTGTGACGATTGGACAAGTCAAATTGATATTGAGACTATTTACCCATACGACCGTAAGATATACCAAAGAGAGTGCTTATATGTGTACGAAAAGAGTTGCGTAGGTCAAGACGTTTACCCTTTACCAAGTTATACAAGTGCATTTAATTGGGCTTTCTTAGATGGCGAAATGTCATACTTACAAAAGAGTAATATCTTAAACGCTATCTTCCCGTCATTTGCTTTTATGTTCCCTAAAAAGCCACAAAGCGAAGAGGAAAAAGCAGGATTAAGAAAAACAATTGAGAGCGGAAAAGGTGCAAGAAATGGCGGTAAAGTTTTAAGTTTCTTTGCTAACAATGCAGACCAACTTCCTAAGATTGAAGCAATACCAACTAACAACAACGACAATCTATTTCAAGTAACAACTGAAAGCATTGACAGTAAGATATGTCAAGCGCATACAATAGACCCGATATTAATGGGTATTCGTGTGAGTGGTAAACTTGGCTCAGGTTCTGACATCAAACAGTCTTATATCATTTTTGAAAAGAACGTAATCTATCCACAACGCCATAAGATAGAAAAGATAGTAAACGACTTGTTTAAAATCGCTAAGATTAAAGCTACATTCACACTAAACAACTACCAAATTGTTAATGAAACAATCGTAGAATTAGAGGGAAGCGGTAAGAAAACAACAGACGCTTTAAACGCAATGTCTCCATTAGTTGCTACAAAAGTACTTGAGTCAATGACAGAAAATGAAGTACGTGCATTAGCAAGTTTACCACCAGTAGACGGTGGCGACAAAACGAAATCACAGATAGCAACTGAAACGGCTATAATAACTACACAAACACCTGTATAATGAATTACTTTATAACTGAAGCGTATTTAAAAAATCAAACACCGATTACAGCAAATGTCGATGTTAAAGACGTTACACCTTACATACGTACACAATCGGATTTAAGAGTACAGCCAATATTAGGCACTTACTTTTACAAATATTTGTTGGCTAAGTACAATGCTGAGACATTAACAACAGACGAAGAGACACTTGTCGAATATATTAAGCCAATTGTAGCGTGGCGAAGTGCTGAAGATGCAGTTTTCGGATTGAGTTACCAACTTAAAAACAAAGGTTTACAAGTTCAGAATGGAGACTATTCTAATTCAGTAACACAAAGCGAGGTGGCTTTTGCTCAAGACCACTACGCACAAAAAGCTTCATTTTACGAGGTTCGTTTGATTAACTATTTACGCACTTACAAAGATTTGTATCCACAGTTTACAAGTCACTTGAATACAGATAGCGACATCAAACCACTAAAGACACAGGAGAACGGATTTAACGATAGTATTTTGTTTATATGAAGTCTTTTATTGCCTCTTATTACAGTTACTTTTTACAAGCGTTGTTCGTCTTTTTCGCACCGATTAAAGGTATTATAATACTGGTTGCGTTAAACACTATTTTAGATACTTGTTTCGGTATATGGAAAGCTAAGAACCTAAAAGAAAAAGTAAATAGCAAAACTTTTAGACATGGTTTTATTCCTAAGATACTAAGCTATGTTACCGCTACTATGTTAGTGTATGCTTCAGACTTTTTTATCATTAACGAACTTACAAAATCGGTAGTATCAGTTGAGTTTTTATTTACAAAGTTAATTGCACTTGTATTAATATCGATTGAGGTTAAGTCTATGGACGAATCATTCGAGAAAGTCAAAGGCTATTCATTCATCAACAAAGCAGTTGATTTAATTATCAAAGCTAAGAACATAAAAAAAGAACTATGACAACAAAAGGAAACTTCCCGCACTTAGACGTTGCTAAATTTATTTTATTCGTTATAGCCTCAGCAATAGCTTGGGGTTTTCTATTTAGTTGTTCAGCTTCATATCACTTACGTAAATACGAAAAGAAAGGTGGTAAAATAGAACACGTTACCGACACTTTAACTTACTTTCAAAAAGATTCGGTTTTAATCCAAACAAAAGACACTTCGTTTTTCCAGTACTATTATACCCAAAAAGACACAATCGTTAAACAAAATGTATTTTTATACCCGAAAACACGCTTTAATCAAAGGCTCGAAATAAGACGATTTAAAGATAGTTTAAAGTTCGAGTTAAAGAAATATACTGATTCGCTACGTTATGCATTTAAAACGCATAAAATTGATATAAAAACGGATTCTAAGGTTAAGATAAAAGAAACACGAAGTAAAAACCGCCCAATTTGGAGACCGATAGCGATATCAATTATTTTGCTTATTATTGCATTCAAGTTTAAATAGCGTTCCAAACGCATAAAATCAATATATGCAAGTTGTAAAACACTCAAAAAATGTTCACGATATAATCTTGGACAGCAAAAATGTAGAAATTGCAATGCTCTCAGATATACACTGGGATAATCCAAAATGTGACTGGGATATTTTAAAAAGACACTTAGACTATTGCAAAGAAAAGAATATGCCTATCATGATTAATGGGGATATGTTTTGTTTAATGCAAGGTCGTGGAGACCGTAGAGCAAGTAAGTCAGATATTAGACCCGAACACAACAACTCAAAGTATTTAGATTCAATAGTTGAAACTGCGGTAGAATGGTGGACACCTTACGCACATTTATTAACTGTAATTGGCTATGGTAATCATGAGACTGCTATTATTAAATGGCAGGAAACGGATATTTTACAGCGTTTTGTAGACTTACTTAATTACAAATGTAACTCAAACGTATATACAGGCGGTTACGGTGGTTGGATTAATATTAAACTAAAAGATAATAGCTCAACAAGTGCAGGAAATTCTGTTAAGATAAAGTACTTTCATGGCTCAGGCGGTGGCGGTGTTGTAACAAAAGGAGCAATTAACCTTACAAGAGCCTTAGAATTGTACGAAGGATTCGATGTGTTTACTATGGGACACATTCACGAAAACAGTTCGCGTAATGATGTAAGAGATACATTAAGACAAGCAGGTAACAAAATGGTTATACAGCATAAAGACTTACATTTAATGTTAACAGGAGCGTACAAAGAAGAGTACGGAGACGGAGATAAAGGGTGGCATGTAGAAAGAGGCGCACCAATTAAACCAATCGGAGGTCGTATCTTAACAATTGATATTGTCACACGAACAAAAAACGGAGTTCAAAAAGTACATAAATACATTGATTCAAGAAAATTTAATTTATGAGACTAAGTAAACACGTAACAGTCGAAGAGTTTTGCTTTTCCCCTACTGCAATAAGAGCAGGAATTAAAAACGTAATGAGCATTGAGCAATTAGATAACGCTGAATTACTATGCGAAAAAGTGTTTGAACCATTAAGGGCGCACGTAGGTAAACCGATTAAGATTAATTCAGGCTTTAGAAGTCCGTCTTTGAATCGTGCTATCGGTGGCTCAAGTTCCTCACAACATTGTAAAGGTCAAGCGATGGACTTAGAACTACATGATAAAGAGTTGTTTGATTGGATAATTGACAATTTAGAATTTGACCAATTAATCGCTGAATTTGGAACTGACAACCATTTCGCATGGTTTCACATTAGCTATACACGTACAAAGAATAGAAAAGAAGTATTAAGAGCAACAAAAAAAGAAGGTAAAACCGTTTATTCAAAATATATTCGTTAACTTTGAGGTACTAATTTCATCGTTAGTTTGT